ACAGACGAAATACGCGTTATGCCCTGTACTCTGAACCCAGTGGTTTTAGAAGCACATGGACAGAAGATTGTAGTAGAAACTGTATCGCCTGAAACAGATCATTTAGCTGCATGGGCGCTCGACAAGGAAGCTTGGAGGTCGTTTAGACTCTCTACAGTTACTGGTTGGGAAGTACTATAATGGATGATTTCTTATGGGTAGAGAAGTATCGACCACAGAAAATTAGTGACACAATTTTACCAAGCGCAATCAAGCAAACTTTTGCAGATGTTGTTAGAGGGGGTGCACTTCACAACATGCTGCTGACCGGAACAGCCGGTACTGGTAAAACGACTATCGCTAAGGCTCTGTGTAACGAACTAGATTTGGACTATCTGTTAATTAACGGATCCGAAGAATCTGGCATTGATACTCTCCGAAATAAGATTAAGAAGTTTGCCTCGTCGGTCTCCCTACAGGGTGGCTATAAAGTAGTGATACTTGACGAGGCTGACTACCTTAATCCCCAATCAACACAACCTGCTTTACGTGGATTCATAGAAGAATTTAGTGCGAACTGTAGGTTTATATTAACGTGTAACTTTAAGAACCGAATCATTGAACCACTACATAGTAGATGTTCTGTGATTGAATTCAATATGTCCAAGAAAGATTCTGGAGCCCTATGCGGTGAAATGCTAAAGCGGATTCAATTCATTCTTGATACCGAAGGTGTATCATACGAGGTTCCTGTAGTTGCAGAACTCATTATGAAACACATGCCGGACTGGCGTAGAGTATTAAACGAGTTGCAAAGATATTCAGTATCTGGTACTATTGATACGGGCATATTGGTTACCCTATCTGATGTATCGGTTAATGAACTGATGCAATCCCTACAACGCAAAGACTTTAAGAAAATGCGCCAATGGGTTGCAGACAATATTGACACTGAACCTGCTGCTGTATTCCGTAAGATATATGACAACATGGCTGATCACGTAGACCCACAAAGTATACCTCAGCTAGTTCTCATTCTTGCAGACTACCAGTATAAGAATGCTTTCGTTGCCGATCACGAGTTGAATATCGTAGCATGCTGTACTGAAATTATGTCGCAGGTGAAGTTCAAGTGAGTAACCCCTTTGATTATGTAAACAGCATTAATGTCACTAAGAAAGATATAATGCCCGATGATATTACCGAGAAGGCTTATCCAGCTTTCATGGTTAATCGGGCACTATCATACTTTAATGACACTGTGTTGTATGCCAACGAGATGAATGTTAACCACCATATAGACAATAAGCTTCAATATCATTTTCTTATAAATATAATTAGGAAAAAGAAAAGGTTCTCCAAGTGGCTGAAACCACGGGAGGTTGATAACCTAGAACTCATTAAAGAATATTATGGATATAGTAATGAAAAGGCTAAATCTGTTTTACAATTATTTAATAATGAACAAATTGAAATATTGAAACAAGGGATTTATAAAGGTGGAAAACGAAAATATTGAAATCAAAAACTGGGTTCCAGCTGACATGTTGGAGATCACACTCAATGAGCCAGATGACTTTTTAAAGATTAGGGAAACTTTAACCCGAATCGGAGTTGCCTCGCGCAAAGACCAAAAGTTGTACCAATCGTGTCATATTCTGCACAAGCAGGGCAGATACTTTATCGTACACTTTAAAGAACTATTCTTGCTAGATGGAAAACCATCTAACTTGATAGCTAATGACCTAGAACGTAGAAACACCATTACTACTTTACTAGCTGACTGGGGACTAGTTACTATACTAAAACCAGCAACAGTAGAGGGTCTTGCCCCATTGCGGCAGATAAAGGTCATCCCATTTAAAGAGAAATCACAATGGGAGCTGTGTCCTAAATATAATATAGGCAACAGTAATGTAGAAAAGAATACTTGACACTTGGAAATCATTTCCTAAAATGTGTCTAAACTAACAACGAAGGTTGTATAAATAGATGTGGTTGCTGAATTATCGGGACCACATTTAACTTGCTTAAACATAAGGAGAAAGCTATGGTAAGAAATACTATGAACGTGCCTCGTTCTTTATTCATTGGGTTTGAACCCATATTAAACGAACTTGAGAGAATCCACAAAGCTGGAAGATCACAAGATAACTACCCACCACACAATGTAGTGAAGGTCGATGATGAAAATTTCATTATTGAACTTGCGGTCGCTGGCTTCTCACAGGAAGACATTTCCATTGAGGTGAAAGATGGTATTCTTTTAGTAAAAGGTTCAAAAGAAAATGATACTAGACTGTATGCACATAAGGGTATATCATCCCGCAAATTTGAGAAGTCCTTCCGACTCTCAGAATTTGTTGTTATTGACGGTGCTGATCTTGTGAACGGAATACTCGTGGTTAATGCCAGAGTTGAAGTTCCAGAAGAGAGGCGTCCTAGGGAGATCAAAATAGGGTCTGCTGGGGCATCAAAGAAGAAGGAGTTCTTGCAAGAGTAACTCCGGTAAGCAGCGAAACTTGGTAGATAATTTAATTAAATTACTACTGGAGCACAACATGAAACATATTATTCGATATATGAATAAGTATGAAGACGTTGCCGAGGCCTTAAAGAATTGCACACTATGTCTATTAACAGCTACAATCATATTAGGATTGGCGCCATTAATTATGATATTACACGTGTCTAACTTTTAAGTCCAAACTGACAAAAATCATGCGGGGGACGTCAAAACTCCCCCAACCTCATACACATGTTAGTACATAAAAGTGTCAATTTAATACACTTTGTTAACAAATCCCTTTACTTTCCCGCCATAATGTGATATAATATACATATATTAAACAGGTGATACTTCGTTATGAAATTCTATACAAACGTGACTCGGTACGGCAATCAACTGCTCTATCGTGGATATGAAAACGGCCATAAGAAACAAGAGAAAATCAAATACAAACCAACTCTGTTCGTAAATACTCCCAAACCTACAGACTGGAAATCACTAGATGGTTCTCCAGTTGCTCCTATCCAAATGGATTCAATGCGTGATGCCAAAGAATGGATTAATGCTAATAAGTCTACAGCAGGTAGACACATCTACGGCAATGACCGATACATACCAGCATTCATTAATGATGAATTCCCAGGAACTATTGAATTCGACCGTAATAAAATTAACGTAACCTCATTTGACATCGAGGTAGCCTCAGACGAGGGGTTTCCACAACCAGATGTTGCTGATTACCCAGTAATATCCATCGCAATGAAGAACAACATTGACAACATATATTATGTCTGGGGTCTTAATGACTATGATGTATCGGAAGCATTAATGAAAGACCACGTTGTGATCTATAAGAAGTGCGCATCAGAGTCAGAACTACTCTCTCAGTTTATCTTGCACTGGTCTCACCCCGCTCATTGCCCAGACATTATTACCGGCTGGAATATCAGATTCTTTGATGTGCCATATCTAGTCAACCGTACGCTTAAAATCCTCGGCGAAGACATGGTTAAAAAGTACTCTCCGTGGGGATTGGTTGACAGATATGATGTCAAGATGATGGGTAGAGAACAGGTCACATACGACCTCAAGGGTATCTCAACCATTGATTACTTAGAACTATTCCAGAAGTTTGGATACTCTTATGGTACCCAAGAATCCTATAGACTGGATCACATTGCTACTGTGGTACTCGGCGAGAAGAAACTATCATATGCTGAACACGGTTCTCTGCATACCTTATATAAGTTTGATCACCAGAAATTCATTGACTATAACATTAAAGACGTAGAGCTAATAGAACGGCTGGAAGACAAGATGGGTCTTATCACATTGTGTCTCACTATGGCGTATCAGGGTGGTGTGAACTACTCAGATACATTCGGAGTAACATCTATCTGGGAATCAATCATCCACAGATACTTGTATGCAAATAAGACTGCCATTCCATTCTATGAGAACAAGATCAAGTCTGATTATCCTGGTGGTTATGTGAAAGATCCCATGATTGGTCTACATGAACACGTAGTATCATTCGACCTTAACTCACTATATCCTTCATTGATCATGCAGTATAATATGTCGACCGAGACTATTGCCGACGGCGAAGTCATGAACATAGACATTGAGAAACTGTTAAGTGGTTACAAGTTTGACAACCCAGGCAAAGCTATCGGTGGCAATGGCCAGATGTTTAGAACCGATAAGAAAGGTTTCATGCCAACTCTTGTAGATGGTATGTACAGTGAACGTGTTGAAATCAAACAAGAGATGATTCAAGCACAGAAAGAACTGCAGAAGGTTAATAAGAAAGACAAACAGGCTCTGTATGACATTGAAAAACGAATTAACATTGCAGAGAACAGACAGATGGCAATCAAGATTCTACTAAACAGTTTGTATGGCGCTATGGGTAACAAGTACTTTCGATTCTTTGACCAGAGAATTGCAGAGGCTATTACACTCTCAGGTCAGTTGACTATTCGTTGGGCAGAAGTTGCCATTAACAAATATATGCAGTCTATTCTTAAAACCAAGAAGGACTATGTTATTGCAATTGACACCGATTCGCTCTATGTGAATATGGATGACTTGGTTCAGGCTGTAAACCCTTCTAACCCTATTGACTTCCTAGATACGGTTGCCTCGGAGAAGCTGGAACCGGTACTCGCAGAATCTTATGATCACCTCTACAAGATGATGGGTGGTATCCAGAACCGAATGGTTATGAAACGAGAAGTGATTGCCGATCGTGGTATCTGGACTGCTAAGAAACGGTACATACTTAATGTGTTTGACAATGAGGGTGTAAGATACTCTGAACCTAAACTAAAAATCATGGGCATTGAGGCTATTAAGTCCTCTACGCCGGAACCATGTCGTGATGCTCTAAAGGAAATCTTTAAAGTGATTATGGTATCCGATGAGGCGACAGTACAGAAGTCAATTAAACAATTCAAACAATACTTCTGCTCACTTCCTGCTGATAGAATTGCCTTCCCCCGCGGTGCATCAAAGGTACGTGAATATAAAGATTCCGCTACTATCTACAAAAAAGGTACTCCAATTCATGTTCGTGCAGCCTTGTTACATAACAAACTATTGGAGAATTATAGTTTAACTAGAAAGTATGAACTCATTAAGAATGGCGAGAAGATCAAATTTATATACCTCAAGCAACCGAATAGTCTCAAGGAGAATGTAATTGGATTCACCCAGTACTTACCCGAAGAATTTAAACTGGCTAAATACATAGACTACGAATTACAATTTGAGAAAACCTTTTTGGGTCCAATTGAACCCATACTGAAATCAATTGGGTGGTCTTCTGAACAGCAGTCCTCATTGGAAAGTTTTTTCGGATAACACTTTACATTTGCCACAAAGTGTGGTATAATATACGCATCAACAGGAGAAAGTAATGAAGTTAGTTAGATTGTCATCAGGTGAAGAAATCATCGGAAACGTGAAAAAAAATAAAGATAATAGTGTTACTATTACAAATGGATACAGCCTCATCCCAGCGGGTGAAGGTAAGATCGGGTTCATGCCCTTCATGGCATATACTGAAGCCGCGAATGGTATTACAATTGCAGAAAGGTTCATTCTATTTATGGTAGAACCCAATTCTCAACTTGCAGAACAAATCAAGCAGATGGACTCTAAAATTGTAGTACCACCACAGGGAATTATTACAGGGGTTTAATATGCAACCAAAATATCCTATCTACATCATATCTAAAGGTCGTGCAGATTCTAGGCTTACAGTCAAGACTCTGGACGACATGGGTGCTATGTATAGGGTAGTTATTGAGAAATCTGAATATGATGCTTATGCTGCAGTAATCGATCCTAGCAGACTTCTTGTACTACCTGACGACTTTAGAAACAACCCACAATGGGCCCATCGGTGTGAAGTTACTGGACTGCTAGGTGGTTCCATCCCTGTACGAAACTGGGTATGGGAACACTCTATTAATGAAGGTCACAAACGCCATTGGATTCTGGATGATAATATCCTTAATTTCTATAGGTTACATAACAATAGAAAGACCAAGATGACCACACCTACATGCTTTAGAACATGCGAAGATTTTACTGATAGGTATACCGATGTTAAAATGTCTGGTATGAACTATGCGTTCTTCTGTCCCGCCTTTACCAAACGTCCACCATACTATCACAATACTAGAGTATATTCGTGCATCTTGCTGTCCAATGACATATATCCGAAAATCTCTTGGCGTGGTAAGTTCAATGAGGATACAGATCTGTCATTAAATGTAATGAAATCCGGTTTCCATACATTCCTATTTAATAATATGTTATGTGGTAAAGTTGCTACACTTACAATGAAAGGTGGTAACACTGAAGAGGTCTATAGTATCCAGAAAGCAGGTACTAAACATGACCGTAAGGGTGACGAGAAGTTTGATGAAAGACGAGAGTTTGCAGAGTCACTACATGCTCAACATCCAGATGAAGTTAAGATAACTCGTAAATGGGAAAGATGGCACCATCACATTGATTATACCATTTTTCAAAACACCAAACCGACTAAGAAACCAGGCCTTGTGATACCTAAAGGATCCAATAATTATGGTATGCGCTTAGTTAAACTAAATAATAGTGACAATCTAAATGCACAGGAGGAACTAGATGTCGAATAAAGACGTAAATAAATCCATTAACTATGAACCACAGAGTTTGTTTGTACTTGATGGAACCGAAGAGGAAACCACACCCTATGATTGGGATGGTATGCCAGACTTTAACCAGCCACAAGCTGAAGCACATAAGATGATCAAGATTCGCTTTAGAAATGAAGAGGACTATAGAGAATTTGCAGAACTAATCGGCCAGAGAAATATGACCCATAGAACCAAAAGTATTTGGTACCCAGTTCTTGATAAGAAAGCTCATTCTCTTATGCGATACATTGATGAAGATCAGATGGACGATACTAACATAGACGAGGTTTTAGACTAATGAGTGAATTTTTAACTGAAGTAAAAGGCAAAAAGCTATTGGATACATTCCTAGCTGATTATAAAAACATATTAAATGTTGATGATAATTTCTTGGCACAGTCTAAGGAATATATAAAGACAAACGAAAGGTTTGATTACCTTACTGAAAAGTGGTACGAAGAACTACACAAGGGAGATATTGATGCAGCGTATAAAGTTTATAGCGATGAGCATTATCTCACAGACCAACTGAATTGCTTCCGAGTATATTCAAGAAGCTATCTGAGGGCATTAAGCAAATCTACTAGATTAATTCCACAGGCCTTAACTGAATTTACAGACGATGCAACTTCCATAGTTGATGTAGGAAATGGTATTGGTTATTCAACAGTCATACTATCCCAATTATATCCAAGTAAAAACACTTATGGTACTAATTTAAGAGGTACAGACCAATGGAAATTTTCTACCGAAATGAGTAAAAGATATGGATTCAATATGGTTGAAGATGTAACTGAAATACCAGAAACTGGTGGTTTGGTGTTTGCTTCAGAATACTTTGAGCATTTCCAAGACCCCATTGAACATGTTGACCATATAGTAGATGCGATTGCACCAAAATACTTTGTGATTGCAAATGCATTTAATACCCATTCAATAGGTCACTTTGAAACTTATCAAAACTATGGCGTTGATGTACCACAAGATAAAATTAGCAGAATGTTTAATAATAAACTAAGAGAGCTAGGTTACAGTCAAGTCAAAACAGGTTTATTTAACAATAAACCAACTTTATGGAAAAAATAGGTTTACATTCAAACAAAAGTGTGATATAATATACATTATGATTTCAGGTACACTATTTCAATCTTTATACAAGACGGCGACTGTCAACCGAATTGACTTTGAAACCTTTGATGAATTTGAAAAGGTTCTTTACAAGTTGGCAGTAATTCCTAGAAAAGATAAGACTTCGGCTTATCTCATGTCTCCAGCATCATATCTATCCGGCACGACCAGAAAGAATGACAATGTCACCAAATGGGGTGGCTGGTGTGCAGTAGATGTAGATGATATGCAAGGGGATATGAATGAGTTCCTAAAGAACAAGTGTGGCGACTACAAGTATGTTTGCTACTCTACAGCTTCTTCTACTAAAGAAACTCCTAAGTTCCGATTGGTCTTCCCGCTCACGGGTGAAGTTGATAGAGAAAGGATCAAACACTTTTGGTTTGCTTTAAATAAAGAACTCGGTGAAGTTGGTGATATCCAGACCAAAGATTTATCACGTATGTATTACATCCCAGGTAAGTATATTAATGCAAACAATTTTATCTTCTCGCACGATGGTTCTATCATGAGTGCTGAAGATCTGATGGACAAACACGAATACATTGAAAGGACTTCAAATTCATTCTTTGACAAACTTCCTAAACAAATGCAGGATGCGATGGTCAATCACATGAAAAACTCTTTGACTAATACTGATGTGAAATGGAGTTCCTACAGAGATTGCCCATTCTTTCCCCGAAAGCTGGAAAAGGAATATAGGTCTATAACGGGTACTGGCTGGTATCATAAGATGTATCAGATTATGGTATCTCTAGCCAACAATGCAATTAAGGCTAAATACCCTATAACGTCAAAGGAGATTGCTTGGATGTGTAGAGAATTAGATATGGATAATGGAAATTGGTACGATAAACGGCCTTTAGATAAAGAGGCAGAACGCGCTTTAGAATATGTTATGAGGAATACCCTGTGAGAAAGATTACTGTAGTAGGTTCGGGTTATGTAGGAATGGCTAATGCTACAATGCTAGCGGCCTGTAATGAAGTTACGATATTGGACATTGACCCAGCTAGGGTTGATCTAGTAAATGCTGGTAAATCACCTATCCAAGATAAGTGCGTCGTTGAATATTTAGCAAAGGAAAATCTCACACTAAGAGCTACTTTGGATAAAGAAGAAGCTTATACTGGAGCTGATTGGATTATAATTGCTACACCAACCGACTATGATCCTGCTAGAAACTACTTTAACACCGATTCGATTCAAGGTTGTATCGGAGATGCAATGGAATATACAATGTGCCCTATCGTAATTAAGTCTACAATTCCTGTCGGCTTTGTCAACGACATGAGGGCTAAGTTCAACCATCAGGGAATCATATTCTCTCCCGAGTTTTTGCGAGAAGGTTCATCCCTCTGGGATTGTTTACGGCCCGAAAGAATAGTTATAGGAGATAAATTAAAACTAGGTAAAGACTTTGCTAAGCTTATGCAAGAAGCAATCATACCTATATATCCCAGTGCTCCTGTATTATTTACGGGCACCGAAGAAGCTGAATCAATCAAGCTCTTTGCAAACACATACCTTGCAATGCGAGTTGCATTCTTTAATGAATTGGATATGTATGCAGAAGCTACTGGGATCAACTCTAAGGAAATCATTGAAGGTGTTACACTCGATCGTCGAATAGGTAAAGGTTATGCTAATCCATCCTTTGGGTACGGTGGTTACTGTTTTCCCAAGGACACCAAACAACTACTTGCTAACTATCGTAAACATAGGATCCCCAATAAGATTATCCAGAGCATTGTATATGCTAATGATAACAGGAAGGACTGGATTACCAATAAGATCCTACAGGCTGACGGCGTTAATGTGGTAGGTATATATAGACTCACTATGAAGACTGGGTCCGATAATCACAGAAGTTCTGCGATACAAGGTGTGATAGACAGACTTGTAGATAATAAAGTAAAGGTTATTATACATGAGCCATCAATTAAGGTTGGTGAATTCATGGGATGTATAATAGAGAACGACATCAAGAAATTTAAGAAGCTATCTGATCTTATTGTAACAAACCGTATAGAAAAACCAATTGAAGATTCGTTGGATAAAGTATACACCCGAGACATTTTTAGGAATAATTAAAATGAATAATTATGATCTCATATAGTACAAATTGGATGGGCCCTGTATCAATGAATTGGTATGAAGAGAACGTACCGATGATTGAAAAGCCGCACTATTCTATAGGAACTCACGAGAACATAATAGTCCGGATACCAGAAACTCATTATGCATGCGGCCGTATTGATATTCGTGGATTAGATGAAGAAGAATATTGGTCGGGTTGTCACGAATATTCTGTTGGTATAATGACCCAAACAAGTTGGAATAAACTTAGCTCATGGTGTCGAGCATTCGAAAGCGAGACACTGCTAACATATGATCAGTTGATAGAAAACTTTGAGAACGACACAAATTATAAAATAGAGTGGTTTAAAAATGACATTACCTAGAGAAAGAGTGTGGGCTCTTAAAAATACCAGAACCTTTTTGTTAAGTTTAATTGATGCTAAAGCAACTAAACGAATACCTTCTGCGATACGAACTGAAGCATATAGATGTTTAAAACACTACCCGTGGGACATGCACGTGGAAACCCTTCTAATAGACCCCTTGGAGAGAAACATGGAAATTGAATTATTGATTGGACAAGTAGAACAATGGCACCAAGACAGAAACCTTATTGACGGAGCAACAGATAAAGATCAAGTTATGAAGTTGCTTCAGGAAATGGGAGAGTTGAGCGATAATGTATGTAAGGGTAAGGACATCAGAGACGACCTAGGTGATATGATGGTGGTGATGATCAATATCATGAAACGCAACAATATCACAATGGAAGAATGCCTGGCCGTAGCATACGATGATATCAAAGATCGAAAGGGTGTGATGATTGACGGAATATTTGTTAAAGAAAGTGACATTTAGGGGTTTACAAAGCACTCAAAGTGTGATATAATAGACACTATTAAGGAGAAAAGAATGGAAATACTAGTTACAGGTGGTGCCGGATTTATCGGATCTGCTTTGTGCAAAGAGCTAAATGCTAGAGGCCATACCGTAGCTAGTCTGGATAACTACCATGCTGGTTCTTCTAGCAATCACCACGAAGGCGTTGAGTATATTACAGGCAGCACCAAACACATAGATGATTATTTCTTTGGTTGCAAGTTTGATTATATATTC